AATCCGTTGTCATCGGAAGAGCACAGCAGGAGCAGCAGCAGCACCTACGCTAGTCCCAACCAGTCTCCCAGTTCCTTCTGCACTTCCAACTGCCTTGATACAGGCAAGGTCTTTCTGTGACAGTTCTGGATTATTTTTGACAAATGTGTCAAGGTCTGCAATCCATGATCTTTGATTAGATACTGGTGCACCTTGGTTGATCTGTCCATCCATAAAGTATTCTTCTACTACCTTAGTAGTTTCATTTGCGAGTCCTAAGAAACCACCTTTCTCTTTGATGTCCTTAGTTATGTACGCTGTCTTGGGATCGTTTGCAGTATAACTGATTTTATATCCCTCTTTGTCTGCTGACACTACGTAAGAAGTATAAGGACCTACAGGTATGTCTAGATCAGGTAACTTACCATCCTTTCTGTTGGCAATCATGCCAATCATACCAATGTGTGATACACCTATTACTACTCCTATTGTAGCAGCAAACCATTTTATCGGTGTCATGATAAAAGATTATATCTGTTTATATTTAGACACAAAAAAAGAGGGTGGTTAAACCCTCGTGATGACAAAGGAAAAAGGATTCATTGCTCTTCCCCTAAACTCTATATAACTATTTACAAAATAATTTATACCTAGTAAGTCATTTACTTAACAAAAAGAAATGCCTAGTCCCAATCTACTCTCCAAGATTTAATCTTAAAAGGATCTAGAACTACCCACTTTGCATAATGAATACCACGATAACACAGCATGGCAAAGACCCTCTCTGGATTATGCCTTTCTGGATCGTATTCTGGAACTTCGTATTCGTCCCATGTGAATTCTATCTTCATCGTCTTAGCCTCCTGTAACAATATTTATTGTTTGGAGACTCTCACAAAAAAAGAGGGTGGTTGGAATCCTGTATACCAACAAATAACGGGCATTACTACAGTAGTAAAAACGTTATTGCCTGAGACCCGACTGGTAGGTCGGTTCTATCCTGCGATAGCAGCACCACCTGTGTCTCATCACCTTAACTAGCGGTTGCCAGTAAGTTTATTCAGTCACACCCATGTTGCGTCCAACAAATATATTATAGCATAAAAAAAGAGGGTGTCAAGCACCCTCCTAAAAAAATATGTAATTGAGATTACATTAGGTTTGCAACTCTTACTCTTCTGTAGTAAGCGTTAGCGTTCAAGTTACCAGCTGCCTGTGGAGCTGAATCAGATAATGAAGCTAGTCCCTTAGCAAATGGGTTAAGAACCATTCCGTAACGAGTCTTACACCCGATACGTGGTTGGAATGTATCCTGACCGATTGCTCTGTACATTTGTAGAGGCACGTAAGGACAATAGAATAGTCCTGCATCATATGCGTTGGTACCTTTGTAACCTACAACATAGTACTGACTATCAGATACGTTTGCTGAATATGGGTCGATGTAGACCTTGAAACGTCCGTTAAGTGTTCCAACGAATGTGTTTCCTGTGTCGTCGATCTCTCCGATACCACCAACTGCACCAGAAATTCCTGAGTCGTAGTCAAGAACACCACTCATAGCAAGAGCAGAAGCTACATCAGCAGATGTGATGATGATGTTACCCTTCCCTCTACGAGTTTCCTGTGCGATTGCGTTGGCATCTCTTTCAATCTGGAATAATAGTCCTTTGAATTTTTCAACTGACCATCTACCATTTGAGTCAACGTCAAGGTCGAATACACCCGCGTTAGCAACGTTAGCCTGTGCACCAGGTTTTGCACCTCTGTATACAGTTCTAACAACTTCTCTGTTGATTTCAGCAAGGATCTCTGTTGAGAGAATGTTTGCCAACTCAGACTCTGCATCTAATCCGTGGATAGCTTTCAAGTCTTGAGCAAGTTCAACTGAGTAGTCTGCTCTTAGTGCTCTACCTTTAGCTTCAACAGCGATCTTGTCGATGCTGAATGCCATTTCCATGAATGCAGTTCCTGCTGCATCTCCTAGTGCTTCTTGCTCAGATGTTGTGAACTTAGAAGATGCTAGGTCATAGTTTGTAGCAGTTGTACCGCCACCTGTTGCATCGTTGATAAGAGCAGGGTTCTTCTCTGTAGTTGCTGTTGGAGGTGTTGCTCCGTCAGTTCCTGAGAATTGTGCATCTGGCTCATCGAAGAATGCTTCGTTTCCAGACTGGTTAGTATATCTGGATCTCATTGCAAAGATCAATCCAGTAGGTCCTGTCATAGGTTGAACACCTGCGATGTCATAAGCAATAAGCTTAGGCATTGCACGACGAATCAAACTAATAAGGATTGGATCGAAACCTGCAACTGCACCACCACCAGTAGTAGGTGTGTTGATAGGACCAACGTTTGTTGGTGCCTCTGTAAGAACTGCACGCTCTTCAGCTAGTGCACGCTCTTGGTTTTCCAAAAGGATTGCGGTTACCGACTTTCTATAAGGATCTTTAATGTCATTAAGACCTTCATGGTTAAGTACTGGTGCCCACTTCTCTTGGAGATTTTCTGCATTATACATGCGGATTTACACTCCTGTGTGTTTGTTTGGGTTTACAGTAAGTTACAGTCTCTTAGCGAGTTGCTGAACATAAGAAGTCATGCTCTCGCTTACGACTTCACTTGGTGTAGCTGGTTGCTCATCGGATATCTCTTCCTTAACTTCTGGTTTCTTAGCACCGAAGTAGGACTCCTTGATTTGCTCCAACTTCTCACGATACGACTCTTCGTTCTTGAATTCCACTGCGTCAGCTAGTGAGGTGAATTTATCCTTTTGAACTTCTGCAAGTCCTCTGGATGTTTCAATCAAAATCTCATTTTTACGATAACCACCTACGGCTTCATGTAATGCAATGTTCTTCTCGACCTGTTCATTAAGTCGGGTCTCCATGTCATCTAATTTCTCGCTCATATCTGCTACAACGTCTAGAGCTTCGTCTGGAACGTTGATGTTGCTTTCAATGAACAATTTCTTTAATCCACCCATAAATGCTTCGGTGACTTCAGAACGAAGACCTTGCTCAATAGCAAGTTCATTCTCAGTCATCCACTCTTCACAAGCATATGAGAGGAAATTCTCTACGCGACCCGCGAATTCTTCCTTGATCTTCTCAAGTTCTTCGCTGATCCTGCCTTCTGCAGTTTCCTTAAGTTTGGCAACTTCCTTAGTTACCTTAGCAGATACTGCAGCTTCAAACACAGTAGTTGCTTTCTTTTGGAATTCTTCGTCTAGGTCAGCACCACTTAGAATTGCTGTGATGTCTTCCTTGACTTCATCTTCGGAGATTGTCTCTCCTTCTTTTTCTACATCATCAAAAATTTGACCACTTAGTGCACCAGGCATACTGGATGAAGCACCACTTGGTTTTGTCTTGATTGAGGAATCTCCTGTTGTTGCTACGGGAGCAGCAGCTTTTTTACCTACGTTCTCAGGACCTTCTGGTTTTTCTTTAGTAGAACCACCAACTTCAACAGCACTGTTTGACAGTGGTGAAGGTTGTGGGGGAACTGCACCTTTCTTAATAGCGGTATCGCCAGTTGCAGCATCTTCTTTTACTTCTTCAGGAGCCGCGTTTTCTGCGATCACCTTTTTGAATTTTTCATCAATACTTGACATTTACGTACTCCTTACGGATAAAATTAGATTGCGTTAAGATTTAATAATATTATTTATAAATCATAAACTTCTTAGCAGACTATTGAACGCGGCAATCTTTCGTTCTGCTAATTCTTGACTTGATGGAGCGTTGTCAAGCGACTGCTTAACTGCATCCAATTGTGCCTCTTTAATCGCACCATTGACTAAACACCACTCTTTACCTTCGTATATACCTTCAACAAAAGCATCAGGTGCGGAAGGATCAGCAACAATATCTGCTGCTGTAGAGAGTATAAAATCGTCGGCAACGATTTGTGCGGTTCCTTCTCTCTTGATAGAACCTAATCCACGTGATGACACACCTAGTTGCACACCCTCTTCAAGTAAGTTTTTAGCAATCTTACCCATAGGGGTTTCTAATAGTTTTGCCTTACCCATAAAGTTTGTTCCTTCTGGGGTCAACTGAACTATCTTATGTGACACACGATCTAGATTAATAGTAGGACCGTCGGGATGACCTAATTCACCTAACGCTCTTCCGCGTTTGACGAACTCTTCATTGTACTTGTTAACCTCTTTCGCCATGGAGTCGAACTTATACATTCTTCCATTACGATTGGTGATCTCGGTCTGCAAAAAGATACCCTTAATGTAGGTGTTCTTCTTACCGTCCTTTGTTTCTTCGGTTAGAATCTCAACTGGTTCAATTTGTTCCGTGATCAGTTTCATCGGTTTCCTCTTCTGTTTCTACATCGTTACGGTTGATAACGTCTGCTGTTTCCTCTGGTGATGCTTCTCCCTCTGGAGGAAGACCATCATCAGGTACATGTGGAAACATACGATTTGCAACGTCTAATTTGCTCGCATCAACAGATGCTGCAGCTTTTACTTGCAGCATATCTTTGAGTTTTTCTAAGGCATCTGCCCTATCGTTGTCCCAAAGTAAGTCAACGATTTCTCGTTCTTGTGTAGCCATAATTTAATGTTACCTAACTTTTATTTATTACCGTTCCCATTTTGAGACGCGGAAGATTTACGAGGATCCTGTCTACCATTCATTTTTGGTGGAGCTTCCCCGTTCCTTGCTGCGACTTTTTGCTGCTGTATTTGAACATCTTTCATCTCTTGATCTTTTGGTATATTTTCTATATCCGCATCTATAGTATCTTGATCTAATTGAACTTGACTTGCAGGATCTATTGCTCTTCCATTTTCAATATCATCCTTCATTTGTATATCCATCTCATCTATCTGTGTCTCAGTTTGACCTAAGATCTCAGAACGTATGTATTGAGTAGAGAAATACTTACCAACATAAGGATCCATAGCAGCGATGACATTGAGTTTCTCAGTCATCATTTCAAGATTCTTAAGTTCTGTAAAGTGATTGTCATAAAGATAGTCATATTGAATATGCTCCTTCATGTCATCCCAGTCTTCTGGAACAATAACACTCTTGAGTATTAATTGTGTCTTAAGGGTGTCGTGGAATATATCACTAAACTTCTTGCGGAGTTTTCCTACAAACTTAGTAAATTTTAATTCGTCTCTGGTAATCTCTGCAGATCTACCTAGATCAAATGATGTACCACTTTCTAATCTTCCTGCAGGAACATTTAATGCCTTATAAAGTTTGGTCTGGAAGTATTGGACATCCGTAAGTTCTCCAAGATTTTGTCCACCTGGCAACGTAGTGATCTCAGTACCTCGTCCTCCTTCTCTTCTGGGTAACCAGAAGTCTTCGAGCATCGACATGTATTTTCTGTCATCTCTTACTTCTCCTGTTTGTGCGTCGTATACTAATTTGTTTCTATAGCGACCCATTACCTCACGGAGGTATGTTTCCGCTTTTTGTTTTGGTAGATTACCTACATCAATGTAGAATATTCTACGTTCTGGTGCTCTTGATATTCTGTAGATAACAAGAGAGTCCTCAATCATACGCAGTTGATTAAGAACTTTAATACCTTTATGCAAGTATGATAATACGATATTTCTATTCGTATCCATGATACCTGATGTGCAATATGTGATTGCGTCTTTTGCAATTCTGATTCCGCTATTTGCAGATGTATTGTTTAGACCTTTTGGATTGTATAGGAAATACTCTTCGCCTTTACCGAAGTCATACTTCATAAACTCGTCTGCAGTTTTTGGTTTTGTTATCTGCCTTACTTTCTTAATCTTATGTGGATCTACGTAACGTAATTCTTTAATACCATCAGCAGGATTATCTAAATCAATAACCTTATGATAATACAAACGCCCATCAATGTACCATCTACGGAACATCTCATGAGCTTTACTATCGAATCCGAATAAGTTTTTAATGTAATCGAACTCGTCTCTGATTATATTTTTTACTGCGTCACTAACTTCTAAGTTATCTAAGTTAATTTGCACAGGACTATCGTTCTGATCAGCAACGATTGCCTCATGTATAATATCTTCAATGGCACTGTCCACTTCTGGGTGCATCGCCATTGTACGATACTTCTTCACCATGTCATACTCAGTCTTGAAGTTACCGTCTAGGTCAAGATACTGACCGTAGTAACCTCCTGCAATATAACTCGTAGCTCCATCGTCAGAAGATGGTTGGATAGGAGACGGAGCACGACTCTTCTCTTGATTCTTCTTAAACGAGAAACCGAATAACTCTGCCATAATAATTGTGGTTTCTTATCCTTACTATTTAGGCGGGTTTCTAAACGAGGGTATCGTTTCCTGCCTGTCCTACGTCTACTGCTTTTGATGTGTGGAATTGATATGCAAACTCAACATCGAATTCTTCGTAAGAATCATTGTTGTCATATGCAACTGATACCTGAGATACAGATACAGGGAACGCGGAGAATAATTCGTATTGACGAATTACCTTTAAGTTCTGTCCGTCACCATCAAACTTAGTAAGTTGATCAACTTTAATATTCTTAAGAATACCTTCAGCGTCACTACTAATTCCTGCAGTTGCTATGTTTGCACCTACACCGTTTGTTAGTTCTATCCATTTTTCATATGCTGCACGCAACTCGAATGCGTCATCCATATAGAATGTTCCAGTCCATGTCTCATAAGTTCTGTCGCCAGGCACTTTAAGTACACGACCTCTGAATGGTAATTCAACAGTTCCTACGTTTGTTGCAGGAAGTGCTGCTGCTTTACACATGTATGTTACTGACTCTTCTGGTTTTCCAGTTCCGTCAATTGTTGGGTTCTGCTACTCCAGTTGGGAATCCATGTTCTACTGAGAACAGGTTAGGGCGAACCCCGCCCTTAATTGCCGATTGGAAAGTTAGTAAACCTAATCCTTTAGCTGCCA